ATATTGTCATTATTGTTTGTTAAGGTGTAATGCTGATATCCTTCTGTTAAATCCACCTACATTATGTGTTGTATTATCTTGTGAAACCTGTCCTTGGAATTGAGCAGTGTATGAAGTACTAGCACTTAAAGTTATTTTTCCTGCCATAACTATAGGTTGTATTGCTTGAGCTCCAGTTGGTGATGTGTAAGTTGCAACATTTGTTCCACCTACAATTAATTTTGACTGCAATCGTGTTAAAGTATTAAAAACACCACCTACCATGCAGTTGCTAACAATTAAATATTCCCCTGCTTCTGCTGTAGTAAATGTTACTGTAATTAAGTCCACATAATTATCAGAAAACCTGCCATCGCCAAAAGCCACAGTTCCACCACCACCATTAAGACCTAAAGCACCAACAGCCCTTGTTCCTATCTCTGCAACTGTTACTCCATTACTAGATATTTTTAAACCAGTACCGTCTGCTGTAAGTGTAGAGCCATTTAATGTGAGCCTTTGTGCAGATAGATCACCAGTGGTTATATTTGATGCGTTTATATTAGAAATTGTTAAAGTTGAAGCATCAATAGTACCTGCTGTAAGAGTTCCTACATTTGCAGAAATGGCAGATAGGGTACTCACATTAATTTTATCTGCTGTTACAGCCCCTGCAAGTATTTTTACAGAAGTAACTGCATTTGCCTGTATGTTACCTGCAACTACAGAATCTGTTGCTAGCTTCCCTGCTGTAACATTTCCTGCAAGTATTTTTGCTGCTGTTATAGCGTTAGTTTGTATTTTGTCTGATGAGATTGAGTTTGTGGCTAATTCGTTAGCAGTAATAGTATTTGCAAGTATTTCTGTAGCTGTTACTGCTTCTGCATTTATTTTTGCAGTTGTAATAGCATTTGCATTTATTTTGTTAGTAGTTATAGCATTTGCTAATATCTTGTCTGATGTTATAGCATCCGTTGCTATTTCAGTTGATGTAATAGTTCCTGCAACTATCTCTGTGGCTGTAACTGAGTTTGCTGCTATAGAATCTTGATTCACAGCATCCGTTGCTATGAGGGCATTTGTCACAGCATCATCAACTATCTTTGCAGTTGTAATAGCATCATCATTTATGAGTGCTGTAGTGATGGCGTTGTCAGCAATTTTTGCTGTAGTAACAGCATCAGGACCGAGCTTTTGTTCTGTAATAGCACCTGCTGCAATAACATCTCCTTGTATAGCATTTACTGCTATCTTGGCATTTGTCACTGCTTCATCAGCCAGTTGTAATTCAGTTATAGTTCCATCAGGCACAGCTTTAATAAAGTTACCTGCACGCGAGCTACTAAAAGGTGAATGCAAATCAGAATGATTGATTGCTCTTACCCAAAAATAATAAGTAGTTCCTGCTGTTAATCCATCTTGATCTCCGAACAAAGTAGTAGAGACTTTATTAGGTTCTCCACCAATAGTGTCTACTAAATCTGTATCATCAGTTGGGGTGCTGTTAGCTATTTTTCTATAAACCTTAACTGCCCTAAAATCGCTTGAGTTAGGATTAGTCCATGACAACAACATATTTAATCTGCCTGTAGATACAGTTAGATTGCTTGGTGTAGCAGGAGCAGTTCCTGCAACTGTGATTGTTATGTTAGATACGCTTGTATAAACACTAGTTACACCATTAACATCAATGTGTCTTATCTTTACATTGTATGTTTTACCAACAACCACATTTGGAATGGCAGCGTTTGATATTCTTTTGCCTACTGTAAAGTCAGAGGTGTAGTCACTGTCTGTGCTTAATTTATAAGCAATCTCCGTAAGTGTAACTTTATCACTTGCATTGTTAGTCCAAGATGCAAGGATGTCTATTTTACTTGTAGTACCATCTATGCTGTTCTGTTGTGCTAATGACAAACTAGATGGTGGACTTACTGCATATGTACCAGTAGATACATCAGAGCCTTCTGCTTGACCTGTGGTGTATTCATTACTAGCAAAGTTAAATACAGAAGCTTCTATTTCTTTAAGTTCTAATCTTGTTGCTATGACTGGAACATCACCATCCTGTATGACTTCCATATTTGTAGACAAGACTTCAAAGGTTTTTTGTGTATAACCAAGCCTTTCATTTGTTAGGTATACCCAATCATTCGGCTGACACCTCATAAATTGCAAACTAACTAAAACTGATAAAGATGTTGATTGTCTTTGGCTTTTTAATGCTATGCGACCCAATCTTTGTGCCATAGTATCTGTAACAGTAAATGGCAATTGTGTTTCCATTTGTTTTACATAGTTTGCTGTGCTTTCGCCACTAGGCGTATCTGCATTTAAAAATGTTGAATCTTGATAAACTTCTGCATCTGTTGATATGTAGTTAAGACTTCTATCAACATATATAGGTTTTACTGAGTTGTATAAATCACCACTGGTAGAATTTGTAGAAATAGAAATTGGTGATAATAATTCATCATCAGTAATTGTTAGGCTTGGTGTTTGAGATGCTCCTGCAAAGACTGTAAATTGTCCATTCACATATGACATTTTACCTGCCATAGAACTGAGTACGGCTTCTAATACACCATTTCCATTAGCACTAAAATTAGTGAAACCATTTGCTGTATATCTTGTTTCTGTTGTTACCCCATCTGCTAAAGTTACATTTTGGTCACAAGTATTTGCAGCAGAAGCTATACCACCTGCATTAGTAGTGTCGTTTATTTCTGAAGCTTTGGCTTTTAATCCATACTGTGTATCTGTTAAGTAATCTCTAATTATTAAAGCAGGGTTTGATCTTTGCAGGTCTGTTGTTGCGTTAGCACTTGTGCGTGGGTCGTAAACATTTTTACCTTTAACTTCAAATGATACAGCAGGCATACCACCACCAAATTTCTCTGCATCAAATACCATTTGTATATATACATAAGCAACGCCTAAAAATTTGTCTGTTGCACCCATAGTTGCAAGCTGTGCATTCATAAAACCATTGACTGCTGTTTGGCTTCCATCTTCAAAAGAGTAACGAACCAATCTACCACTACCAAAATTATTATCATTCTCTGTGTTGGTAAAATCAGCATTAGTTACTGTGTAGACTGTTGAACCACTTATAGTAGATGTCGTGGTTGTGGTGTTTATATCATTGAGTCTTAGTTTTTCAAGGCTTTCTATTTCATGTCCTGCTAAAACTACTACCATGTGCAAAAGGTAATTGTCTGTACCAGTGGTTTCAATATGCACTTGTGTACCACCTACACGACATTGACCATAAACAATTTGTCTTGGTACTAGCCCACCCCTAGCTGCAAATTTTGTACCAAAATTTCCTGAAGATGCATTAATTCCTTTGGATGTCATCTTTCCTATTACACTTGCTACCAGTGTAGTACCAAAAGTCATTGCTGCCATTCCCAACGCTGTTGCTCCACCTAAAGCAGCAGCACCAAAAAAATGTATTGTTCCTGTCGCAACGGCAAAAACTATAATAGCTGCTGTTAAGGCTGCTTTAATCTGTTTAGCCATTAATCAAATCTCCAAACTCTATAAGCTAATTCGCTATCAACAACACCTATTCCATCATCTGTTGGCGTAAGTATTCCAAATCCATTGCACATACCCACAAGGCTAGAACCATTTTGTTCATAAATAACAAGATCACCACAAGTCATAAAGGCTTTATCTATTTCACCTACATTTTTTGTATTACAAGCTTTTTCAATGCTTTTCTCTAAATCTCCACCATATGATTTTATGGCTTTCATAGCACTTTCTTCGTCAGTCCACTTTAGTTTTTTAGGTATTAAATCTTCACCTGTTATTTGTTTAATAAGAGCATTGCTAAACTTACAACAATCATTCTTTCCCCACTCAAAAGGAAAGTTATTATTTTTTACAAAGTCATGAAACATGGGTTCCCAATTTGGTAATTTCTTCATTTCTCAAAATTTCTATATTTATCTGAGTCTGCAGGTCTGCCATCACCACTACCCTTGCCTGCTGTATCTGATGTTTTGCCCCAATTAATTTGTTTGTCTTGCAAAGATGCAACACGGTTAAAACCTGTGTCACCTGCGTGTAAAAAGTTTTGTGATTCTTTTGTGTATCTAAGGTTAGATGGTCTGTCTAGGTCTACAAGTCTATTTTCTGCATCTATCGTTACTGTGGAGCCTTCAGGCGTGTCGTTTATAACAAGGCTAGTCATTCTACCTTTAAACAAAGTAAGCGTTCCTGCAACCTCGTTAGTTCCCCCCATAACATATCCCATAAAGATTGTTATAGGTCTATTTTGATAGTTTTCTGTAAGTGCGTAATTGACAATAGTTGTGTCCATTCCTGATAGAGAAACAACAATACCGTTAGATTTGAGTTCTAAATTATCTTCTGAGTTGCTTATTGATAATAGATTTCCTGCTCCTGTATATGTATCTGAACCTATTACAAGATCATCTATGCCTGACCATACAAAAATATCATCAGTATCAAACTCTGCTTTGACTGCAAAAAATAAGGCTTGTTCGTCTGCTCCTAGACGATTGACAATAGAACTATCTAATCCCTGTCTAGTTGCCATTTAGATTACCTCAATACAAGAAAAACTTATTCCGTAATTTGATATACGGTCTGCTGACCAACTTATTTCATTTGATGTAAGTCTAAATGTTCCTTTTGGATTGGTGAAAACTGCATAATTACCATTTGCAAAATCTGATCTTAACTTGGGTTGTATGGCTACACCATAAAAATCTTTACCACCATCTACTGTAGCTGTTGCATCTTCTGTAACCATAACTAGTTGTGAGGGCGTTCCTGTGGTGTTTGCAGCCGATTGTATCTGTAAGTAGTCTCCCTTCTTAATCGTTCCACTAGCACCGTTTGTGGAAGCGAGAAGCGATAATCCAGTAGCACCCTTGACATTAGTTCTTACCTTGCAACTTGCCGTGTTTGATTCTGTGGTAAATGTGCTAGTTGTAACTATTACTGTGTTACTAGTGATGGTAGCTATCTTATGTGTTCCATTGTTATCTTCATTGGTAGCACCTGTGACAACTATAAAATCACCTACTTTTGCACTTCCGAATGTAGATGCACCTGCTGTTATCGTTGAGCCACTAAAAGATAAGGTAACTGAATTTGTGCTTGTTCTATGGTTTGATGTAAGGAATGCTGTGCTATATGTACCTGTGTTTGTAAGTGCATCAGGGTCAGCAAATTTAAAATGATTGACTGTACCATTTAGTTCTAAAAGAAAAGACTGCCATTCAACAGCTTGTGATCTTCGCATAGACGGTAAAGATACTTCAGCAGTCCAGTAAACACCGTCAAATTCTTGAGTCTTGGTTTTACCTGTAAACGGACTCGTTGTAGTTCCTACTGTTCTTATAAGAGTCCAGTTACTTCTTACGAAGTTTGGACTTGTAGGCATTGATATTAATTTAGCCACCTTGCAACATTCTCCTATAGTTACCACCACGCATTGCAGCTTCTGCTACTGCACCTTTAGTTACATCAGCTATTTGTGGCATCATTTTCATAACTTCTGCTCTTACTGTTGGTACAACACCTGTTGCAAAGTTAATTGATTGATTGATAACTGTAGTTCCACCACCCATAGCATTTTTTGTGTTCATTCCATTCATAATAGTTCCACTTGAATTAGGAACAAATATTTCAGGACCTCGTTCTCCAACTAGTGTAGGCTGACCTCTTTGTATAGTACCACCACTTGCCAATTCAGGTAGACCTAAACCCTTACCACCGTTAGCACTTGAAAACACTGCGTTTAAAATTTTATTTACTACAGCTAATTGTAAGAATGTAGCAATAATTTGTGATACAAGATTTTTTGCAAAATCATTAAAAGATTCTAATGCACTTTCACCTGCCATTAAGGAATTAACAAAATCTGTAGTAAATGCTTGTGATGCTGAAGCTATTACACCTGCGAAAATATCAATACTTTCTTGAGTTGTTTCGCTTTCAGTAGACAATCTTTTTAGTGCTTTCCTGACATCTTCAGTTTTATAACCCATTTCTTCTAATGTTTTACCATTTAGTTTCATTGAAATTATTTTGTCAAAATTATCTAAAGCAAAAGTAGCATCAACAGTATCTCCATCTAGCTTGTCCATTTCTTTTGCTGCAAGAGTTAAGGCTCTCATTAACTGACCTTTAATTTTAATTCCATCTACATCAACATCATTGCCACCTTTGAAGGTAGCTATTCTTGAAGCTTCTATTCTTCCAAGTTTTGTTAATTCAATTCCTATATTTATTAAGCCTTGTTGTGTTACATCTAGTTGACCTTGGAACATTGCTTGTTTGTTAGGGTCTTTATTTGTATTAACAATTCTTTGTTGTATTTTTTCTAATTTTTCTAAATCTTCTCTTTGTTGTTCAAGTGCAGACCTATCTAATGATATGTCTCCTGTCATAACTACGCCTGTACCCATTCCTGATTGTAGCCGTCTTGCTTCAGTTAACTTTCTTACAAACTCTGTGATGCTATCAACAAGACCTTTTAATTGATCATCAAGACCGCTAATATAAATTTCATTAGCTAATTCTTTAAAAGCTATAGTCATGTTTGATGCTTTGGTAGAAAGGTTGTCCATTTTGGATTCCATTGCCCCGCCAAACTTTCTTTCTAATCCATTAATCAATGCATCAGTTATGAGTTTTGCACCCTCGGCTGTTGCTCCAAAATCAGCTATAGAATTTTTTGTTAAACCTAGCTCATCATTTAGAATACCAAGTACATCAATACCTCTATCCATTATCATATTTAATTCTTCAAGACCTAGACCACCTGAAGCTGATCTTTGTACAGTTCTTACAAGAGCTTCAAATACGCCTAGTTGATCTGTAGATGTTGACGCTGTATCTGCAAACACTTGCATCATTCTTTCGTTTGGTTCAATACCTGCTGATTTTAATGCTATGAATGATTTGGTTACTGTTTCAATTTGGAAAGGTGTTTTTTGAGCAAAACTTAAAATTTTGCCCATTGCTACATTTCCTTGATCAATGCTACCAAAAACAGTATTTAATGAGTCTGCTAAATCTTCAAATTCCATTCCTACTTTAGCTATTTGATGAATGGCTACCCCCATTGCAACTAGACCTGCTGTTGCTCCTATTATTGGACCTTTAAGTTTTGTGATTATGCTACCAAGACCATGACCTGCCATACCAAAAGCAGCACCACCTCTAGCACCAGTAGTTTTTATTTTTCCTTCTATTTTATTAAGTTCAGCTTTAAGCTGTTTAGTATCAGCTTCAATCTTAATGATTAGCTTATCTATCTCATTCATTAGTCAGGGTATAACTCCATAAGGTTATCTAGATCGTCTCTATCCATAGGTTTTTCTTTTTCTACAGCATTAAACTGTTTAAAACCTTTTATGGCTAGATACATTTCTCTAGGTGATAAATCCCAAAAGTCCATAGGTCTCATGTTCATCATGCCAACACAAATCATGTAGTAGTCTCCCCAATTGATAGGTGGCGTGTGTTCATCTACTCTATTGCTTTTTTTTTATCTTCCTCGTCTGAGTCATTATCGTTTAAGGTAGATACCAAGAGTTTGGCTACCTCTGTAGAAGCTGTAATAATACCTATATCAGATATTATTTGCCCTACCTTTTTTTCATCAAAGTCATTGCCGCCACCTCTAAGGGCATAACGCAATACAACTAATAATGTTTTGATGCGGACTTTGGCTTGTGCAATGTTTTGTGCAAGTTCAAGTATGCCTGTATCAAGCTCATCCTCAATCTTGACAAGACTATCTATAGTTAGTCTGCACTTATAGGTTTCAGAACCTAGGGTTACTTCAATCTGACCCTTTAGTGGGTTTGTCATCTGACTTCTCCTTTTTTAGACTTGCTTTTGCAAGTACGATTTTTAAAATGTTGTCTCTGTGGTCAATCATAAAAGATTCTATATTACGATCTTTTCCGTTGACATTTATTGATTCACCCAAATCTTCTACATACGGTATTTGCAATAAACAATCGTTAATAACGCCTGAGACTCTTGTGTCTCCGACTTTGACCACTGCTTCATGCCAAGACATAAATTATTATGCTGCTGCGAATGTAATATATCCTGCTGACTCAAAAGACATTGAATAGGTAACTTCACCATTGAACTCACCTGCATATTCCAAGCTTGAGATCATAAAAGCACCAGTGTATGTACCTAAATTAGGAACTACAAATTGAAAATTCTCAAATGCTGCAGTTTGTCCTGCTGAACCGTCAGAAGTATTTTGTTGTGCTTGGAAAGCAGCTCTTAATGCAACCTCTGCAGCTGAATCTGTAAAGACTCCTGACCCACTGATTGAAAGACTGTTAACACCTGCACCTGCTAATAAAGTTCTAGTACCAAGACTATCTTTATTAGTAATATCCACTGCTTCATCAGCAAGACTAATTGAAGTTGATCTAAGACCGCCAATAGTAGTATAAGTACTAGCAATTTCAATCTTGAGTAGCATATCCAAACCTTTTTGTGCTGCCATTTTATTATTCTCCTAAGAATTAACCTAAAATTATTGCACGGAATCGCATAACACCATGTCTTGTAATCCCATCTGGGTCTCTCAAAATGTCACTGTATTCAAATCTAAGGTTAATTAAACTAAATCCAGTAACGCTTAAATTAACATCATGCAATAAATCATGCACTTTGTCCATAATTTCTTTAGTTTGTTTAGAGCCTTTATATCTTGACCAAATATGTATGTTTATAGTTGTTTCAGAGCCTGTTTCGTTGTTTGTACTGTAGTCTATGGTGGTTTCTTCGCCTAAGGTAATAAAAGGGTAAGTGTTGCCTTCTACAACCTCATCATAGACACCACAAACAAGCGTAGCAGTAATTGCATTAACATTAAGTGCTGTATAAATAGCAGACTGTAAAGCAAATTGACCTACACTCATTTTAGAATACCTTTTTTAAACATGGCTTGTATTTTTCTTTTGTTTTTCATAAGTGCAGGTTGCATAAAAGGTCTTTCTGTCATATGTACAGTCCCAAACTCTAAATGCTTTGAGTAAGGTGCTGCAGATATTATTTGACCAACAACAGTTCCATTAGCTTTAACATCAACATTCATAGTTATTTGGCTTACTAAGAAACCTGTATCACTTGCAGGTGGTTGTTTAGGTGCTGATGCTGTATGTGTTCTTCTTGGTTCATACTTTTGATATGTTTTACCAGTGCCACCTGCCATAATGCTTTGTTTAGCTGTATTTTGAACCATCAAAGTTCCATGAGTTACATATTCTTTAACTTTGTTATCATCCAAAGTTGCCTGAAGCTTTTTATTAAATGCTTTAAGGTTTGTAATCTTGAGATCAATCCCATCACTCATATTGCAACACCTTCTTCACAAAGCAATGTGAGGAATCTATCTCTTTCGTCTACATTAATAATCCCATTTACTGCAAACTGTCTTGTGCCATAAGTGATCTTACTGTTAGTGTCAATGTTCTTCATGTAACGTATGGTGATCTCATGCGTAACTTTTTCTTGCAATATTCCTTGTCTATATATGCTGTTAGCATTTTTAGGTTTGATGTTTGCAAAAATGTACGCTACAGCACCAAAAGTTTGTGATAAGCCACCACCTGCATCTCTAGTATTAGTTGCTGTTTCAACCTTTACCTTATAACGCATCTTGCCGATACTGTTAGACATCTTAACCGAGAGCCATTAGCGAAGATGAACCCAACCCCCTATGTATTACATAAGGAGCGTACAATGATCGCAACATAGGGGGATAAGGCAACTTAGCATCATACATATCACCTCTATGTTCATAGAGATAAGCTATATGTTGAAGAATGCCAAGTCGCATGGGTTCAGGAATGTTGTATTGACTTGTATATCCAGTTACATACTGTACTTCTATGGAATTAGCTACACGCAAAGATGTAGGGAATGTTTCTCCTGTTCTTAGAACTATTCTTGCAGGCTCTCTTGCATTATCTACATAATATTTTGAAGCTGCAAAAGTTGTTGCAGTGTCTGCATCATCATAAGTTTTTAGATGGGTAACAGAAGTTACAGGTGATCTTGGTAATACTATATAGTTTTTGTAGTAGTTAAGGTATGGACCAGTTCTTACGCCTTCCCACAAGGGGTCAAACCGATCTTCAAAAGCATCAAGGTAAAGCACAAGGGTCTGAGACATTAAAGCTCTGCCAGTATGTTCTTCGCAAAACCTTCTAGCACTTTCAATATAAGGTCTTATAACCCTTTCGTCAGTACCATCATCAACTCTGAGATATTCTTTAACTTCTTGGAGTGTTACTGGTTCTTGTGTTGGTTCTGTTAATACTTTTAATCCTGCCATTATTTCACCTATTGAATAAAGTAAGAGCCTACTATGACTGCATACAGACCCCATATCATGGCTTCTATACGAATAAATCTAGCTGAACCTGACTCTAATCTTTTGTCTAGGTTCTCATAACGAATTGCACATATTTGTTCATGCAACTCTAATGCACTAACTTCAGCCTTTTTTGTTTTCGGACTTGTTGTTGTCATTGGCTTCTTCTTGTTTTGGAAGAAGTGGTTTGATTACTTCAATATAGTGCTTTTGCAATATTTGGTTCTCAGCAGACATTTCTACAATTTTGTTGTGTTGATCTTGCAATGTAGCTAATTTGTTATATAAAACCTTCACTTCATCACTTAACTCATTAACATTGTATTTTTTCTCACCACTTTCTTCTGTGATTGTTAATATTGGTTCGTTAGCTTCTGCCATGTTTTTTCTCCTAAAAATTAACCAGTGTTTTTAAATTGTATCAGCAGGAAACCTTTTTGACCATATTGTTAAACTATATTTAATTCCCTGTACCAATGGCAAACATTCATGTCCGTGTGTTACTTGTGCAGGAAATAGTATGCATTTGCCTACTGGTATGTCTTTGTTTGAAAAACCTTGTCTTGGATAAATAAGTTCAGCACCAATATAGTCATCATTTAATTTGATTGAACCTGTAACTAAACTAGCATCATGGTGTAGATTTAATTTTGTTTGTGTATCCATAGCATATCGCATAACAAAACCATCTCTAAGACCATACATTTCTAAAGGCTTCCAATATTTTTCAACTGTTGGAACTATATAGTCTTGCCATGCTTTTTCTAATTCTTCCCACAATCCTAATTCTTTCATGCGTATTTCTTGTGCTGGAAACTTGTCATATGATAGTGAGCCCCACTCACCATTCATATCTGCCAGCTCTATCAATCTTTCACATTGCTCTTGAGTCATAAAATCTACAACCAACATATCTTCTGATAAATATTCTATTTTGTTATGAGGTATAAAGTATGTTTCTGATGGTGGATAAAATTGATTATATAAATCTAAAAACTTAGGCTTGGTGTTTTGCCCACCATTGCCATGATAAATACAAGAGCAGCACCTAGTCTCAGGATTGTGAAGTTGTTCTCCTAGCTTTTTCGTGCCTTCAAAATGTGTTTGAAAGATATAACACTCATAGTCTATGGCTATATCAAAGTCACCATAGAGAAAACATTTATGTACATACAGTTGGTCATCATCCCAATGTTCTATTTGTTCGTGGTTATACAATCTTTTAAGTTCCTTAACTCTACCTATGTAAGTTCCACTGTTTATATATTTAAATCTAGTATCTGCATTAGGGAATTCACTTGCTAATTCTTCTTGTGGCCAACATACCGTTTCCCCACTAAAAACTATCTCTTTATCAAACTCCAAGAATCTTTCTGTGATTGTTTCAAGATCATCAGCATAAAAAACATCATAAGCATCTGTAAATAAAACTATGTCATCATCATGTAAGTGTTCTACATAATCTTTCATTAGGTTTATCTTCATACCACCACCTAATGTTGTCATATCAGTTCCTTCCCATTCTATGTTTGTGCCTACATTAACTATATCTATTCCGTGTTTTCTAGCACTGGTGTTTACATAAATGCATTTTTTTCTATCTGTACCACAAGTTACTGCGTGTACTTTATAAGGTTTAAAAGGTTTGCTGTTTTCTATGTCTGATTGTGATAAATCTCTATGTATTTGGTTACAAGCATCTTCTTTTAAAGCAACTATTTGCAATGATGTTGTTTTTAAGACTTCAGGCAAAAACTCATCAACTGGTATAAAGTCATTGTAATTAACTGTATGAAGTAATTTTTTTGCACCGAGAGGGTGTAAACAATATGCAGTCATATTGTAGGGATAGCTTGGTATTTCTATAAAGTCATTTATCAGGGTAACTTGGTCAGGCTCATTTTCGTTGCGTTGCAAATAAATAAAATAATATTTTTTTATAAGCTCCTCATACCTTGATTCATCCCAGTGATGATTGATGATTGCATCATCTTCCATGACTATCACTGGTTCATTTAATTCAACACACCTTTCCCAAGCTTTTATGTGCGATAAAAAACAAGCTACTTCGCTTTGTTGTAATGGTCTGTTTCTAAATGGGTCTACCCAATTTTTTCTTGCATGAATATGTCTAAAGGTATTTGCTTCCCCATCAATGGCTTGTATGTACTCAAAGTTTTGTAGATTGTTTCTTTGAAACTCTGCTTTTCTATCTGCCCTTCTGAGCAATGATATAACCAGTTTTTTCATCTAATAGCGTATATATCTCTTTGTTCTGTATAAACAATGTAGCCTTGTTTCTGCAACAAGTTCGCAATATATATATCATCTATGTGCATATGCTCTAACTTAATAATAGTAGGCTTAATATCCCAAGAGTAAGCATCAATAATATTCATTTCATGCCCCTCAGTATCAATCTTGAGATAGTCAATAGATTCAATTTTATGTTTGTGTATTAGTTCGTCTAAAGTTAAGCATGGCACTTCAATAGTTTCAGCTATCAGATTTTTATTCTCATCATAATCAAACAATCTTTCTCCAGTATGATGATTACTAACAACGCTTGATATTCCTCTTTGCCAAGAATTTTTAAGGCTGTGGTCACTTCTAGCCACAACAAATTCTAATCTTCCGTTGTAGTCTGATATTGCTAAGTTTTCTAAGATAAGATTTTCAGAATTTTTTATTTCTTCAGATTGTTTTTTTAGGTTTCCAAAATATATTGGTGCAGGTTCGCACATAATACCCTTCCACTCTCCACTTTCTATAAGTGGCAAGTTTGTATCAAAATCACAAGTTCCAATTTCTATAAATGTTTTCATCTCCATTTTGGACCCTCTATCCATGCTACAAGACTTTTTCTTACGCCTTTGGTTACTGGTTTTACACAATGACTTATAACTGATGGGAATGCAAGAACTGTACCCCTGTTTCTAAGCTCTTGTGCGTTTGGTTGTATGTATTGTCTATCAAATTTAAAATCACCACCTTCATAATCATTTGAATTTGATAATTGTATGGTGATGCTTATTTTTCTATCGTATTGACTAGAGTTTGCCCAAAATGTATCAAAGTGCCAATCATAGAAGTCTTGTTGCTCTCCGTTATAGATAGTGTATTGAATTTGGTGCAAAGAAGTTATATTGAAACCAAAAGCCTTTCTGTTTGCTTGTGTAGCATAATCAAAAAGTATGTCATGGATAAATTTAGAGTTAACATCAGTAGGCTCTATCCACCTTATAGTTGAGCTTCTTACTTTGTTATTTTTGGTAGCAACATCTGAACCTACTGTTGCATCATGCACTTTATAATATTCGCACTCTGTAATTATTTGATCGCAAAGATCATTGGGTAAGGCTTTATCCCACATTTGCCATATGGCGTTCATGTATTAATTGTATCTTATCAACTAATAAATAGCATCATTCAGGAAAAGGAATATCAGTATAAAGTTCAGCAACACCCAAATCGTACGCTTGAGTTACTTGTGCAGCTTCACCTACAGCTAAAGCTATATCATTTGCATTACAGTGCCTAATTAAATTACCAATGATTTCTTCTTTAGCAATCCTTGCTCTATTAAGTGCAGCGTTTTGTATCCAATCATCAATATCAGCAGTGATTGTTAACATAGCTTTTTCTTCTGTGTCAGTTAAAGTTACTGTTGTTGTATGGCTCATAATTTCTCCTTTGTTTTATCCTATCAAAAATCCACTAAAGTTATTGTATTCAGAAGCCGAGCCTTGCCAGCCTGGACTAGTTCCTGACTCACCGACATAAGCTTCTACATAATCACTTGCTGCTAATTTTATCGTGTAAGTAAAATCAAATCTAGTGTGATAGGCACCCACTTTGTGTTGCAAGTTGTATTGGATTATTGTGCCATTCTTCCTAAAGGCGACCCAGTCTTGTGTAGCACTACCACCACTATCATGTGTCATAACACTAAACATAAAGAAGTACCTTCCTGCCACTGGTGCAGTAAATCTTCCGTTTCCTGTATTGTAATGACTTCCGTCATTGTGGTTTCTAGTACCACTTGCTGAATCACAAATATAAACTTGATCGTCTGTAGCATAGCCATTATTTTTTGCAACACCAAAACAAGCGTGTAATGGCATTGTTAAATGACTGCCATTAAAGACCATGTTGGTTTCTGCATTAGCAGTTACACCACCTGTTGCTGTTATAACTCGGTTATCGGCATTGTTGGTTACTGAGACTGAGCCTGTCGGTCCAGTTGGTCCTGTTGCACCAGTCTCTCCTTTCTGACCTTTAGCACCTGTTGGTCCAGTACTGCCTGTTCCACCTGCTTGCCCTTTCTGTCCTTTAGCACCAGTCGGACCTGTACCACCAGCTCCCCCAGTGGGTCCAGTCGGTCCTGTTGGTCCTGTAGGTCCTGTTGCACCTACTTCTCCCTTCTGACCCTTCGCACCAGTTGGTCCAGTTGGTCCTGTACTTCCAGTTGGTCCTGTTGCACCAGTCTCTCCTTTCTGACCTTTTTGACCAGTTGCACCTGTTGGACCTGTTGAGCCAGTAGGACCTGTACTTCCTGTTTCACCTTTTTGTCCTTTAGCTCCACTAGGACCAGTTGGACCAGTTGTGCCTGTTGGACCAGTTGGACCTGTACCACCTGTTGCACCTACTTCGCCTTTCTGTCCTTTTTCTCCTTTCTGTCCTTTTGCACCAGTGCCCCCAGTAGGACCAGTACTTCCTACTTCTCCTTTCTGCCCCTTTTACCCTGTTGGACCTGTGCCACCTGTTGGACCAGTAGAGCCAACTTCACCTTTCTGACCCTTTGCACCATCTGAACCATTTGAACCTGTTGTACCAGTAGTACCAGTAGAGCCTGTAGAACCTGTAGAACCTACTTCCCCCTTCTGACCTTTTGCTCCTGCTGAGCCAGTTGGTCCTGTTGGACCTGTCATACCAGTAGTTCCTACTTCACCCTTCTGGCCTTTAGCACCTACACTTCCTGGACGGACCAGTTGCACCAATCTCTCCTTTTTGACCTTTAGCTCCTGCAGTACCAGTTGGTCCAGTGCTTCCAGTAGGTCCAGTTCCGCCTGTAGTTCCGACCTCGCCTTTCTGTCCTTTGCTTCCTGCACTTCCAGTAGGACCTGTAGGACCTGTTCCCCCAGTAGGTCCTGTTCCACCAGTAGGACCAGTTCCCCCAGTTGAACCTGTTTGACCCTTTTCTCCTTTTGAACCTGCTGACCCACCTGCACCTACTTCGCCCTTTTGACCCTTAGAACCTGCAGAGCCAGTTGGACCTGTTGGACCAGTACCACCTGTATCACCAGTAACTCCAACCTCACCTTTTTGTCCCTTGCTACCTGCTCCACCTGTAGAACCTACTTCACCTTTTTGACCCTTATCTCCGTTACTTCCGTTAGAGCCACTTGGTCCTGTAGGACCTGTAGAACCTGTTGAGCCGACCTCTCCTTTCTGTCCTTTTGTTCCTGTTGTACCAACTTCTCCTTTCTGTCCCTTGCTTCCTGTAGTACCTGTAACTCCAACCTCACCTTTTTGACCTTTTTGACCTTTACTACCAGTAGGACCAGTAGGACCAACCAATGCTACATTTGCTATAGTTCCTTTTCTTATTGCACTTTCTGATACATCATAAACAGCTATAAGATCATCACTAGCAAAGCTTGTTTCAGCAGTTTGCCCTGATACTACATCACCTGTAACAGTACCCTCTAAGTTTGCTACTAAGGTTGCTGTGGCGTAATTAGTTCCACCTGTGTTAACTGTGGTGGTTGGCTCGTTTTCTAATAAATGAAAGAGTTTATATTTGGCATCAGTTTGATCTCTAAACAAACCTGTAAATTGATCTGTTGCTGATATTCTGTACTGCCCATAAAAACCTATATCTAATGAGTTAGCGGTATTGTCTTTAGCTAACTTGATTAATGAATCCGTTACATGAAGTTCGCTAGTATCTACTGTAGTGGTTGTGCCGTTAACAGTAAGGTCGCCTGAAATAGTTACATCATCTGGCAAGCCTATTGTTACTGTGGCATTTTCACTACCTGAACCTGATACAGTTATTTCATTGGTAGTTCCACTTATTCCTGCTACATAATTACCAGTTGTATCTGTAGCTAGTGCGACACTATTAGCTTGTATTGTAGCTACACCATCTTCTGCAATAAGAATATCGCCACTAACAGAACTGAAAATTGCATCTTCTAAGTTTTCAAAAGTTATCTTGCCTGATGCATTATCTGTAGCATCAACCATAGCTATAAAGTCGGCATCAGCAATAGTTGTTTCTGTAGTGAGTTCGTTAAGGTTTAAACTAAGTGTGTGAGCAATTCCTTCTCCACTTGTAGCACCATTAGAATCAATGCCTGTTCCACCAGTAATAGTGCCTACATAGTTACCTGTGGTGTCTGTACCAAGAGCTACGCTATTAGCACCTATTGTAGTGGTTAGGGTAATATTACCTGTTCCGTCAAAACTAACGCCTGTGGCTGTTACATCGCCTGTTAGAGCTATTGTGCGACCTGTTGCTAAAGCTGTAGCTGTATCTGCATTACCTTGTAAAGCACCTATAAATGTGGTTGCTGTGGCATTTCCTGTAATTGTTACCCCAGTATTACTGGTGGCTAGTTTGGTAGAATTGTTATGTCTTAATTCTGTTGCACCACCATCTATACCTTTTACATAAACCTTTGTTGCATCTGCGTTTGTTAAATATAAATTATCTCCACCTAAGTAAAGATTACCTGTTCCGTTTGATTCTAATAAATAACTATGGCTACCATCATGATAAATCTGTAAATCTGAACCTGTACCGAAGATGGCTTTATCGTTATCGGCAAACAATATGTCGTTGCCATTAGAAGCTAGATCACCACCTAGCTGAGGAGTTGTATCTTCTACTACATTGTTAATAGAAATAGCTTGAACCCTAGCATCCGTATAATAGAGGTTGGTATTTTCAGCGATATCGCTAGTGTCTAATGTTAGAGAACCACCTAGGGATAATGAATTAGAATTAATAGTAACGCTTGAATTAGATAATTTGGCGTTTGCAATAGAGCCACCTAGCATAGCGTTAGTAATACCGCTTGCTTTAACTCTCAAGGCATCAGAATTGATCTCTATAGAAGAATCATCTACACCTACGGCTAAAGTAACATCCCCTGCAGTTCCACCACCTGTTAAACCATTTCCTGCTACAACAGAAGTTATATCAGCACTATTGGTGTTCGCTATTGTTAATGTTCCTGCAGTATCATCATAAGTAAGACTTATATTTGCACCTGCTGTAAGAAGCGTATTGACCTGATCGTCTACTCTTTCAGCAGTGTAGTAAATATTTGTTGAGCCTTCTCCAATATCATCAGTGTCAAGAGTAATGTTTGCTGAACCGTTGAAGCTAACTCCTGATATTGTTCTTGCATTTTGTAAGGTTGTGGCTGTGCTTGCATTACCAACTAATGCACTTGTAACCTGATTGAATTGAACATTGTCTCCTGTACCTACAGCTTGCCCTATAGCTAATGTTACACCGTTACCTGAAGCAGTAGATGTAACTCCAGTTCCACCAAGCAAAGATAATGTTTCACTATCTAAATCAATAGAAATTGTTGCACTGCCATCTGTAATGTCTAGGTCTTGTGCTGTTACCTGTGAATCTACATAGCTTTTAATAGCTTTTGCAGAAGCAATTGTTGTATCAGTTGCAGCTACGCTAGATAGATCGGTGTCTAATACTCCTGATTTAAGATTATCAAGCTCAATATTAGTAACAGTGTTGCTATCTACATTAATTGTTTTATTTGTGAGTGTTTGTGTTCCTGTTAATGTTGCTACCGTGCTATCTATAGCAAAAGTTACACCATTACCACTTGCTGTAGAGCTTATACCTGTTCCACCCAATAAAGATAAAGTTTCTGAATCTAAGTCAATAGATATGTCATTTGTTCCGTCAGATAAGTCTAAGTCTTGTGCAGTTACATTCGCATCTACATAGGTCTTAATCGCTTTCGCTGATGCTAAAGTTGTATCAGTTGCAGCTACGCTTGATAGATCAGTGTCTAGTACACCTGCTTTAAGGTTGTTTACCTCTATGTTGCTGACAGTATTATTATCAACATCAATAGTTTTATTAGTTAATGTTTGACTGCCTGCTAATGTTGCAACTGTGTTGTCAATAGCAAAGGTAACTCCATTTCCTGATGCTGTGGCACTTAATCCTGTTCCACCTAACAATGATAGTGTTTCGCTATCAAGGTCAATAGAAATAGAACTAGAGCCATCACTGATGTCTAAATCTTCAGCTGTGATTTGAGTGTCTACATAATCTTTGACTGCAGCACTTGTTGGAAGGGTTGTATCATTATCGTTTGACCCTATACCTTCTGACTCTATGACTATTGCACTAGCTTTAAAATTGTCTACTTCAATATTGCTAACTGTATTGTTGTCAACATTGATAGTCTTATTGGTAAGTGTTTGTGAGCCTGCAAGAGTCGCTACAGTTGCATCTATAGCAAAAGTAACAGTATTTGTATTGGCTGTAGATGTAAGACCTGTACCGCCTGCTAGTGTCAAAGTTTCGCTATCTAAATCTATAGCAATATCATTTGAGCCATCAGAAACATCTAAATCCTGTGCGGTTACATTGGTATCAACATAATCCTTAACTGCTGCACTTGTTGGTATAGATGTGTCATTATCACTAGAAGCAATGCCCTCTGATTCAGTAACAATCGCTGATGCTTTAAAGTTATCAACTTCTACATTAGATAGTGTGTTGTTATCTATATCTATAGTTTTGTTTGTAAGTGTCTGATTTCCAGTTAAAGTTGCAACTGAAGAATCTATGGCGAATGTAACACCGTTGCCACTAGCAGTTGAAGTTAAACCTGTACCACCTAGTAGTGATAATGTCTCAGAGTCTAAGTCTATAGATATAGCACTACTACCATCACTTATATCTAAGTCCTCAGCAGTTAGTTGTGTATCTACATAGGTTTTGATTGCCTTAGCTGAAGCAAGCGTTGTATCAGTTGCGGCAACACTGCTTAAATCTGTGTCAAGTACACCTGCTTTTAAATTATCAACTTCTATGTTTGTAACAGTATTATTGTCAACATTGATAGATTTGTTGGTAAGAACCTGTGAACCAGTAAGCGTTACTACCGTGTTATCTATTTGAAAAGTGAAACCACTACCACTAGCAGTTGAATCAATACCTGTTCCACCTAAAAGAGATAGTATTTCTGAATCTAAATCTATGGCTATTGAATTTGTACCATCTGAAAGGTCTAAATCCTGTGCTGTTATTTGATTGTCTACATAAGCTTTAATAGACTGTTGTGATGCTACCTTGGTAGCTGAATCTGATGACATATCATCTTCATCAAGAAAAGCTGTACCTGAAAGAGTGCCATTTAATATAGGACTTGTTAATGTTTTATTTGATAATGTTGCTGTTGTTCCTGAAACATAAGTGTCTAGCCTTGTAACAGCTACTTGTTTCATTGAACCATTATCATTAACAATGATTTGGTCTGCATCTACTATAACTACGGATGATGGACTTGTATCGCCATCAAGAATGTTTAGTTCTGTACCAGTTGTAGTAACAGCTACCCCACCATTTAACTTAGGTTGAGTTAATGTCTTATTTGTTAGTGTCTGCGTTCCTGCAAGCGTTGCTACGGTACTATCTATCGCAATGGTTATATTATTACCACTTAGGCTAGAAGTTACTCCTGTGCCACCTAGTAAACCAAGTGTTTCTGAGTCTAAATCTATAGCACCTGTATTGCTTCCGTCTGTGATATCTAAATCTTGTGCAGTTAATTGTGAATCTACATAAGCCTTAATAGATTGTTGTGTAGCCAGTTTGGTTGGACTATCACTTGCCATGTTATCTTCATCAGCTATGTCGGTAATTGTTACTGGACCGACAAGTTTTAAACTATCAGATTCAAGTGAGCCTGTAATTCCAACATTGGCACTTATAACTAAGTTAGTTGTTATTAGATTAATAGCTGTATCAGCACGAATATCAAGATTTCCGTCTGATGGTGAGTTGAGATAGATTGCACTATCTCTAAATATGACTTGATCGGTTGTTGTAAGCTGTATATTAGTGCCATTAGAAATATTGCCTTGTGCTAATACTTCTTCTAAGGAATCAACTGTAGCTATCCCTGCATCAACATAAGCTTTAATACTTCTTTGTGTTGCTAGTGCTGTAGCACTATCGCTAGATAAATCATCTTCATTAAGAATAGTGGTTACTATAGCTCCACTACCACCTATCTCTAAGTTATAAAGTTTTTGAGTAAGGCTTGTGAGATTAGTTGAAGCATTCCATTCTGTATTGGCATGATCGTATATTAAAACTGCACCTGCTGCTGATACTGTGCTTGTATCAATAGATCTTTGCATTATTGATTGTGGACCTGCTAGACCTTGTGTGCCTACAGTTGTAACAGTTATGCCATCAGTAGATGTTATTGTTATTTGATTGGTGGTACTCATCTGCTTATGTTTCTCCTAACGCTGTAAGTGCCTTCAATGAGCCTTGAAACAATTCCACCACTACTTGTTATTTCCAAATCAAATACACCATCTGATGCAGTTAATGCTGCAGTGTCAGTAGCTGAAACAGTAAGTGTGATTGTTCCTGCAGAACCACCTAAGACCATTCTTCCGTTAGCAGTAGATATATCTAAAAATAAATCTGTTGCATCAGGATTTTCTCGCAGGTGCATTGAGCCACTTGCATAGCTTGATAAATTGATTAATGTGTCTGATGAATCTTTAAGCGTAAGGGTCTGACCGAATGTAGCCCCCTGCTCTATGATAAAATGATGATAACCTGCACTCATTAAAAATTCCTATAAATTGCATGGTATCTACCATTCTGTAAGCATCTGCTCGTTTAACTATAACAAAGAATTTAACTTGATGCTTTCTTTGTTGTTTTCTTTTTAGTAGTTTTCTTTTTTGCAGTTGTTTTTTTAGGAGCTTCTCCACCTTCCCATGCTTCATTTACATCAGGAGTGCTAGGGTCATCTGCTTGTAATTGACCTTTTTCGTTTCTAGCTCTTTTAACTTCTTTAACTTCTGCTTCTACTTGTAGGTTTTCTTCTGCTGAATCAACCTTAACTTCCATTGCCCATCCGTTTGCAATGAATTTATCCATGACATCATCTTGCCATTGACCTTCTGAATGAATGATCTCGTTTGCTTTGTAAAGCCTTACATCAGTGCCTTTTTCGTTAGCTGATGCAGGTTTAGGAACGATTATTTTATATGTTTTAGCCATAATTTCCTCTGAAAAAGAGGGGGGAAGTTAATCCCCCCAAAGTTTGCTCAATTAAGCGTTATGGACAGTGTTTGTCTTAGGAGCGACACGAGGTCTACTCTTAACAATCACACCACTAATAGGCGTACCATTTGTGTGTGTACCAGTTTTAGCCAGTACCAATCTCAAATAGCGTTTACCACCTACATATCCAACCTGCCAATCTCCACCAGTTGTGCCTGGGTCACCATCAGTAGTGCCATCCAGTTTCAACCAAATTCCACCTGCAGCAATAGTTCCGTTGACAATATCAGCTTGAACTAAATCAGTCCAAGTTGAGTCATCATCAGAATGCTCTAGTGAAATTTCAAAGTAGACTGAGCTTGAAAGAGTATCTCCTTCTGCGCCAACATCTACGATTGCAGTTGCTTCTTCAAAGCCTTTAAGGTCTACAGTTGTGCCATTAGCACCTGCAGTCTTAACAGCGTTGATAATTGAGTTACTTACGACAATATTATTTGTTAAATCTTGCATAGTTTACTCCTTAAGCAGAACATTTAAGTTTATTGATAGCTTCAGCTTGAACTACTTGACCACCAACACGCTTTCTAGCAATGTATCTTACATTACCAGTTGTAGCTTGTGTGAATGGGTCACGCAATACAGCTAGATTTACTCTATCAACGATCATATAGGCTCGTCTGAAGTCACCAAATGCAACAGGGAAAGTGTCAGCACCTTCACTAGGCATATCAGTAGCTTCAACATAAGGGTGTCCAAGAATGGTGTTAACCATATTGCCACCAAGCATCATTCCTGTTTGGAACACATACTGACCTGCAGTATCTTTTAATTTTCTGATAGATGCTAATGTAGCTCTATTGAAAACAAAAGAACCGTTTCTTGTGTAGTCAGATTTAATGTTGTGTACCAATGAAATAAGTCCATCAGCAGTTACAGCAGCAGCACTTCCTGAATCAACAGAACCAACACCTGAGTGGTCCATGAATCCATGAGGTTTACCTACAGAATTACCTGATACAAAAGCAGCACCTTCAGCTTTTGCAAATTGCTCTGCAAACTCTGATTGCATTTCTGCTTCTAGATCAAATACTGTATCTTCTAAGTCTTGCTCAGAAATATCTACCAATGCATACATTTCGTGTGCAGGTAGTTCTTCTAAACCGACTGTGTAACCAGTAGTTTCACTTCTAGTACCACTTTCTGATACCCACTGAGCAGCGAATTGTCCATCTCTTTTTGGGATTTGGATGCTTCTTTGCGCTGTGGAACGGACTCTAGCAATACTTCTGATAGGTGAGATTTCAGTAATTGTTTTTAACAATTCTCTCACATACTCAGGTGGTGCTAAATATCCACCAGTGGTGTCATTGCTGACTGTTAATGCTTTCTTTTCCATTGAGTCAAGACCTTCTACGCCTTTTCTGCAATATTTATCAAAAGCATTGAGATACTCATCAACTTGCTTAGATTCAAAGCCTGAGTCAGGTCTAGTGACCATGGTCTCAATTTTTGAAACTTGCTCTTTGATTTGTTCAGCGTTTTGCTCAGCAATAGTTAACTTCTGATTCATTTCCTCATAAGAATCCAATTTGGCTTCTAATTTAGATAATTTTTCTTCGTTATATGCTGAACTTTCGCCTTTCTCAATTTGCTCAAGTCTTTCGTCATTAACTTTCTTAAATTCGTTGAAAGTTTGACCTAAGTCTTGAATAGCGTTCTTTATATCTTCCGACATAATTTACTCCTATTAAGTTTTTAAGGTTAAAGTTAAGTTTTTTATGGCTTCTACCAATTCTGTACTTTCATCAACCTCTCGTTGATCAAAACACTTCGTTACTGCTTTTGCGGCAACTTTTGCTTCTGAACGAGACAGACTGAAAGCATCACGCAATCCGTTCTCCCATTCCCTAATAGAAATTTCTTCGCCTTTCACTGAACGAACAGTTGCCTGAGGGTTCATGGGAAAGGTTACTAACGACACTTCCATTAAATCTACTTCTTTGATAATGCGTTTATTACCACGCTTATCATATGAAACTTCTTTTGGATTTACTCTAAAGCCTATTGATAGACCATCTAAAGCACCCATTTTTAATAATTCGTAGGCTTCTGCTCCTGCTTGTGTTTTAAGAGCTAGTCTACCTTTTACGACTAAACCATGTGCATCTTCTCTTATCTCATCAAACACACCGATAGGCATATCTGACTTGTGTTGATACAAGAGTTTTACATTCTGTGGTTTTCTTTTCTTTAAAGATTTGGCGAATGCACCTGCTTCAATAACATCATTGCCTAGATCTTTATTACCAAAGACAGAACCATAGCCTTCAAATGTGCCATAGTTTTTATCTTCATCTTCGTCATGATAAGCTTTGATGCTTGATTTGATTTCTATAGATTCTTTCTCAACTTCTTTCTCAGAAGCCATTTCATCTACAGTTTCTTCTGAATCAGGCTTAGATTTGCCAAATTCAATAATATAAGAGTCATCAGTTTCTTCTACTGCTCTTATATGCTTTTCATCATTCTCTATAGAATCTTCTTTGTTAGAATCGTACTGATTAGTACAGACAGCAAGGCGTTGGTCGGAATCCGTATACTCGCTCGTCATAGTGTCATCTCCCATGCATCTTTTTAAAAAGTCTTGCCTACTTTCATCACTTTTAGGTTTTGGTATAGGCATATTCTACATATAGTACATAAAGGGTAGAACAAGCACAAGATATAGAGTAAATAAATAAATATAAATAATATTCCAAAAAGGGTTTCTTTTTATGCATAAGTTGATATAATGGTCTTATATTAATTAAACGGAGATAAAATGAAAAACTTAATAACCAACAAATACTACTCAGGTGGTAACTTAGACATACTTGCAGAAGCAGGTTATACAGAAGATGATTCAATGATAACTTTTAAACAAGCTATGAATCACTTTAAGGTAACAGGCGATATGCTTAAAGGTCTAAAAGGTCTTGGTACAACTCTTTGCTTCTATAAAGAAGAAATCAACAAAGAAACTGGAAAAAAAGAAATGGTAAGAAAACTTTTTACTGTTTTTGATTCTAAAGATGTAACAAGAGTTATTGAACATAATTCAAAGAAGGTAGCTTAACAGCTACCTTTTTTATTTAGGAGATAAAATGAAAATTAAAGAAAATAAAATAATGCATAAATTGTACTTAAGCAATGATGAGCTTGAAAACTTGCTAAGATCAGTCAGTGTAAACTGGGCAAGAGTAGACAAAATTCTACAAAAGTTAGATAGCATGTCAGAACAAGAAATTGCACAACATGATTATGATGCTGAAATGATTGAGCTTGATACTCACAATAACAGAGTTGTTATGTATAGCAGAGAAAGACATGAGCTTGAAAAACTGCAAAGTAATTTAGAACAGATGTTAAGAGAGGTTGCATAATGAATATACTTGAACTTAATAATGATGAGGTAATGGCTCTTGGTAAATGTATCTACGATAAGGTAGGTACAGATACCGAACTATTAAATTCAGATACGCCTTTAATGTCTGCTTTGGATAAAATACTCAAAGCAAATTGGTTTACAGGAGATACTAAAGAGTGTTCGGTTTGTACTGGAACATCTTTCAGAATTCGTGATACTAATAAGTGGCAATGTGATGATTGTGTAGAATCAAAAAGTTGTGAAGGAGAAATCTAAATGAAATGGATAACAATAGAAGAACAAAGTGGTGAGAAACTTACTGAGCATTACGCTTATTGTGATAATGAATATTACATTCTTAAAGAAAATGCAGACGAAGGTACTTTAGATAGGCTAATTTTGTCCCAATATTTAGGCTATCCTATTACACCTAATAATATCTTTGAGGAAAAAGAAACAGGTTGGTATTGGTGTGGTGCAGAATTTGTATCTATTTTAAGAATTGCTGATATAAGAGATATTGACGAAAATGAATTAACGACTGTAAGAAACTTTGTTTGGGCGATGAAACTTGATGTACATTAATCTATAGATCTTCTTCATCTCCATAGACTATTACACATCTGCAATTAATAACATTTTTTGCACCACCTCTTGAGTCACCAGAAAATGACATTGGCATTCCACCGACAATAAAATCTTCTGACATATCCACAGTTTGTCCACTTGCCGCAGAATGTGCTGATCTTGTCCTTCCATCGTTGGTAGCAACCCATTTTTTAAGCATTTTTATCCCCAAATCTTTTTCTACTGTCGCATGATAAGAATGGTTAGCAAAGGATGCGGCATTATGTGTTTCTGTTCTTGCGATAAGTGCAGCACGACTACGACTTATAGGGATAAACTTACTTGAAACTAATTTTGCGATCTGTGGTAGAGTCAAATTATCTGATCTTCCTTGTTCTATTAGATTGCTAATTCTTGTAGCCATTCTCTCTGTAATACCTGCTAAGATTAATTGCCTACTTGTAAAATACTCATTTACAACCAATTCAAAATCTGTACTTCTGCCGAATACAAACGCTTCATCTGCTTTTCTCAGATATTCGTATTTTTCTTCATTATATCTATATATAGCCTTAAATATTCTTTTGTAATGTGCCTGTATTAATGGAAAAAAATCTTCGTTTAATGACTGCTGTGCTATTTGTGTTTCGTAAATACCATACTGACTGTATAGATATAAATGAGTGTTTAAAAATTTTCTGAATAAGGTATTTAAATTTCTGTAAAATCTTTTCTCTAGATTGTTTCTAAGGACTAACTGCTTTCTTGACTCAGCCCTTGTGTTGATTCTGCCTTGTCTAAAAGTATTTATTCTTTTAGTAGCTGTTCTCACTTTTTAGGTCTGCCTTGACTATCTGTAGGTCCTTTAGATTTTAATGGGTGCCCATCAGGAAAAAGGTCTGTATCGTGTTTACCACCTCTAAATTTACCGCTTGATAATGCTCTTAAAAAAGAATTAACCCTAGCATATGCCCAACGATCAGCACCACCCTGTCTGCGTACACTTGGTCTTACACTGGTAGGGTTAGTATTATAAGCACCTACACCTCTACGAAATACTTGTGTAAGCATACCTAGTGTAACTTTCTTAGTTTTGCTGTTGCCGTATTTCTCGTTATGATCTTCTACTTTACCCTTAAGAGCTTCTTTGACTTTGCCTGATAAATCTTTTTGATCTTCTTTAGCTTCTATGTGATCTTGTAGAGCAAACTCTTTATCTTCTTCTGTTATGATTTGTTGGCGTTTTCTTTTTGACCAAGCAAAGCCACTGTCTCCACCCCAAAGCAACCATGCTACCTTTCCTGCACTTGGATATCCATCTTCGCCTTGTCTAAAACCTTCAGCCTGTTTATCTACCTCATGGCGTTTAAAAAAGCTGTACATTCTTTTAACTGTAGAGATAGAAAGTTTTTCTCTAGCGACTAATTGATTTGCACGAGCAACACCTACTGCAGTACCACCCCTACCAAACTTTTTTCGCAGATCAAGCCCTCTCTTAGCTTCTTCTGCCATTTCACTGGTAGGAATTGTATTAATATCTGATAAAGCTTTTTCTTCTTCTAAGAGTACTAATATTGCTTTGTCAGTTTCTTCATCATCATAATCTTCTAAATCTTCTTCATTAACTGGGTTCTCAGGCTTCTCTACACCTTCATCACCTATTGGGAATAAGTTTGCTGATATATAAAGGTCATCTGCCCCATCCTTTGGCTCTAAGCCAAGCTGTTGCCTAGCTTCGTTTCTAGTCATGATGCCTTCTCTAACAGCAGATGTAACATTCTCATAAGTTCTTTTGACTCTCTCGGACAATGCAGGTATCGCATCAATATCAAACTCTAATGTTAGACGATCATCAAATAGTGGAACTAACCATTCATTTAGGTCTGATGATATCTTTCTTAGGTGTGGAATGATTGTTTCTTCGTATAGGGCAAGTCTTGCTTCAGCTACATTAGAATATGTTTGACTGTCAGGAACACCTACTAACTGGCTAGGTACACCAAAACATAAGGCTATATCTGTAGCACTCATATTTTTAAGGTTTAGGAAATCCATGTCTTTTGGACTAAGACCCATTTCTTTCCAGTCAAAATCACCCTCTAACAACATAGGTCTGCCTGCATTACCTGCACCACTAAATCTGTTGTTTAAATCTGTTAGTAATTGCTGTCTTTGTGATTCTGTTAGATTTACTGCAAAACCTTGATCATCTTGTGGCTTAAATATAACTGCACCACTTGGTCTTGCACCATTAGATAAAAGATTCACATTATGTTTACTAGCCATATTAAATTGATCTACCTCAACAGCAGCAGCACTCATAGGACTTAATCCATAGTAATCATCTAAAGGATTCCATAGCTTTATATGTTTGAGTTCACTATAGCCATTTTCTTGGTCAATCAGATAAGTTTGACTTACCCTTCCATTGACTATGTACTCATATTTCTCAGGTATAGGTTTGCCACTACCTTTTATGTTTATGCGATCAGGTCTAAGTTGATGTAGTTCTTTTGGTAGACCCATATCAGAACCAGTCTTTAATATATATGCATTACCACTGAGCAAGATATACCCAAACAGACTGTTAAAAAATTCACTGTATGACTGTAGTGGGTTGGGTCTCATTAGAAGATCAATCAAAGGATGTTCTTCTATTATTTGATCGCCTGCTTTAAGCATAAAGGGTACAGCACTTGCACCTTTGCTTATCTCGTTAACGCATCTGTAAACAATTGCGTTCTTGAGATAGCCTTCTTTGGCTAAGTCTTGGTATTTATACACTTTAGCTTCTTCAGTTCCAACACCAAAGTAGCCCATCATATTTGAGTTTTTTCTTTCAATGGGTTTGTTATTAAACAATCTTTGAAAAAATGTTTGTTCTGCCATTAGCTTATTCTCCAGTTTACATCACCCTTAGATTTACTCAGTTCAGTTATACCCCAAACCAACGCATCTAATCTATCAGGACTCGGTCTAGTTTCTCCTATATAGCTACACATTTGTGATTCCAACTCGGGAAAATAACCTATATGATGAACTCGCCTTTGCTCATAAAGTGCTGCAATAGGTTCTGCTCTTAAAAGCTTACCTCTTGTTGCTCTTACAGACCTGTAAGGTATGTTTAAATCCATACCCCTCAATAGTCTTTCCACCAAATCGCCACCATTATTTGTTTCTGCTACTATTCTATCTGCATCCCACTCATAATAGCAATTTATGGCTTTTTTTGCCCAAGCATCAGGCGAATATTTGCCTGTTGCATCCTCAAGTACATAATACTCATTATTGTGGTCTTTGCCAACTACAACTATGCCTGTCTCATCAGAGTCTTCATTATTTGTAACAGCAGGGTCAATGGCTACTATAATTTGTTTGAGTTCTTTTTCAGTATCTTCTGGAAGTCTAGCCTCATCTATTAATGTACTGGTCCATAAAGCACCCTCCAAGTTTTCAATTATTTCTGCGTATAGTTCTTGTCTACCTAATGTTGTCCCTTCGTATTTATCCCTTAACATTGCTAATGCACTTTCAGCAAGATTGGCTTCATTCTCAAAAGTATTACCACTTGTAACTGCTACATCTTCTCTAGCAACTAAGTCTTTAATTATTTTGGTAGGTTTTGGTGTGGTTGTAATAATACATTGAGGATTTTTACCAAGCCTTAGACCAAACATTAATTGATCAAACGCTTCAGGGTATCTCCATGCTGCAACTTCATCACACCATGCTCTATGAAACTGTGGTCCTCTTAACCTTTCAGGCTCTGATGCTGCATAACCAATAATTTTACTACCATTGTGGAGTCTTATTTCATTCATACTGGAGGAATAGCCTTTTATGTTCTTCTGCTCACTTAGGCACTCTTTTGGTATTATTGAAACTAAGCCACTAGGACCACCAAAACATACTCTCCTAAGATCTCCTGATGTTGGTGCTACTACTGCACATATTGTATTAGGGTTTCTTAGTGCATATAAAGCTATGTCCTGTGCACCAGTTCTTGTCTTACCCCAACCACGACCTGCGAGGATAAGCCAAATATAATGTGGGGTATCTTTTGGTTGTAGCTGTTTTACTCTAGCTGTTTCTAACCAATCAGTGCGTAACTCCATCGCCTTGGCTTCTGCGTTGTTCTTCAACTGAGTCAAACAGTTCCATAGCTCTTCTGAACGCGTCTGTGTTTTCATTGACTGTGGCATCTATATTAAGTGTAGCTTCTCCTAGAGCAAGTTTTGCTAATCGTTGTGCAGTAACTGCCATATTAGCAAGTGCGTTTAATTGTGATGGGGGCAATCCTTTTTTACCCTGTTGCATATCATTATTGTTATTCTGTATTACTTGCCCCAATGTTGTATAAAAAGCCTTAGCAAGATTAATAGAATTATCATCAAACTTTATGGATTCTTTTGCCCTTAGCTTGATTCTGTCTCTATCCAGTTTTTCTGTATATTCTTGTTGAAATTGATCACGTTGTATTTTCCATTGCTCGTTTCTAGCAACTCGGTAAATGGTACTTTGTGCAACTTTATGTTTTTTAATAAGTTCATCTAATGTGTAAAACTTTCTCTCGTTGCTTTCATCAATACCTTGTACAAACTCATTACGAATTTTTAGCTTTAAAGTATCAGTAAGTTTAGATGTCTTGTTTTTATTAGTCATTATTTACCATAAATTACCAACATAATATTCCAAAAAAGCTTATAAGCAAAGCAAATAGCAAAAAAAAGATAATAAATATTCCAAAAAAGGTTTACTTACTTAAAATGTCCATATATTATGTATCTTAGTT